ATGTAAATCAAACAAAGATGGTTTACAATACAAATGTAAAGAATGTAATAAAGTAGACAATCTAAAATTCCGTACTGAAATTAATCCTACACATCATCAGAAGTGGCAAGATAAGAATTGGGATAAGTTTGTTGACTATGTTAAAAAATACAGAAAGGCAGATAAAGTTGGTTTAATATATGGTATTACAAATCCAGAAGGAATGGTTTATATCGGCATGACTCAAATGTATTTCTTAGTTAGACTAAATGAACACAGGAGACATTATAGAAGAGCGACAGAAGGTAAGAGAGATAGATTAGGATTACTACATGATAGTTTTGACAAGTATGGTATTGACAACCATGAGTTTAAAGTAGTGAAAGAATGTCCTGGACTAACTCGTGAACAATTAAAACAATTAGAGTCTGCAATCATTACTCTAAACAAATCTCAAAACATCAGTTTAAATAAAAGAAATTAATTATGAAAAAAACAATTAAATGTATAGGATGCTTCATCCGTATAGGAAGTATTTTAGAACACATTATCGGACTTGTAACATTAGGTTGGGGAAAACATACGGCAAGTTATGTTGCAAGGAAATTAGGATACTCTAATTGCGGTTGTGATAGACGCAGAGTATATCTTAATCAATTAACTTGTAAATCATATTCAGAAACAATTAGTATATTATAAAAAACAAAACAATGGAAACAACAAAAGCAACACTAGACGGAACACCAGTATCAAACATTGACAAAGATGCATTATACTTTGTAGATTGGGAATCAATGAAAGGAGTAGAAGATTTAGTTTTAATCTTTGCATGTATGGGATTATCTTTTTCAGGACATCATCCACATTTCGAAGCAGTTAAACATCTTTTAGACTTATCTAATCCAATTAAAACAAATCAACCTGCACCTCCACAACCTGAGAAAAAAGATTTGAAATTGCCTAAGTTAAAACAATTATAAGATGAGAGAATTAAATCCGGAAGAATTACAAATTTTAAAGGATACTCTTAAAGATATTGGTGCCTATTTGCCAGAGAATAAGGCACCATATATCTGGAATACCTTTAATCATATTAGAGAAGAGCAAGAACCACAACCATGTACCTGTTCATCATCCGCAGGACATTGGAAAAGAGCAGTTGACTACTTACATGATTACGCAAAGAATAGATAATGATTGATTCAGGCAGCATACAACAATGTGAATGTGAAAGAAGACTAATTGGACTTTATAATGAAAGTCACAATTGGTTATTAAAGTCAGCAAAGAAGATAACTAAACATCAACAAGAATCGGAATGTTTGGTTTCTGAACTTTACGAATATTTGCATATCAAATGTAATCCTAAACTATTTTACGGAGAAAATACATACAATCTATTTTATTGTAATAAGTTTTTACATAGTAGGTTTATGAATAAAGTGAAGAAATTAAATAGAGTTAGTCTTATAGGTGACTATGCTGCATTGGAACAACGAGATGAAATTGAATATGATGTAGATAAAGATATTCAATTAGAAACAGCACATAGAGAAGTAATAGAAGAACTAAATAGATTACAGATAACAAAGATGTGGCCGCAAGCAAGAATCTTTGAATTATATTGGATGTCTGATGACACACTAGATGAAGTTGCAAGAAAGACAAAGATAAGTAAGAGTACTGTATTCTTAGCAGTAAAGAAAGTAAGAAGGTATTTAAAAGATGTAGTAGATAATCCATTTAAAGATGTTTAAGAAACCATTTAATAGTAAATTAGGAGAGACAAGAGAATGTAAAATATGTGGTGAACAATTTCATACAATGAGACCTGTATGGAGATGCAAACCCTGTATTGGTAAAGTTAATTTTGAATCTGCTAAAAATAAATATCCACCAGGAATTATACCAACTGGCAAATGGGCAGGATTAGAAAAGAAGAAACCTTATCCATTTAGTACAAGAGGTAGTGAAGCAAGTAATAGGTTTTGTACTATTCGGACTAAATTAAGTAATGCATGGAAACAATATCAAAAGACGGGTGATAGAAATATTATAACTGCACACTACGATAAACAATTGCAAGAGATAAAAGATAATGGTATAATGGAATGGATATTAGATAGACGAGCTGACTCTGACAAAAAAGAAAAGTCTAGAAATATTATTAACAAGGAGCTGCCTGATACCAGAGGACACTATGAAGAGTAGAATTGATTACCATTACGCACACTTTGACTTTAACTATGTATGGTTAAGAGATAAGCAAATTATTGTACAAGGTAATGAGTATATAGGAATGTTAATTATATTAGATAGTAAAGGTAATGCATTGAAATGGTATGGTTATGAATTAATAAGTGAAAATAAAGATGAGTAGTTTTTTTGAATATAATAATACAGACATTACAATAGACGAATGTAATACACCAGAGAAGACAAAGATGTTTGCAAACTTTATCAATCAGTATCATTCGTATGTAAAGTATAAAGTAGTACCACAAAGAAGAATCAATTGGTTAGTATGGAATGGTGCAGAATTAGTAGGAGCAATAGGAATAAGTAGTTGTGTATTATGTGTAAAGGATAGAGACAATTGGATAGGTTGGACAAAGGAAGAAAGAATAAAATTATCTAATAGTATGGCAAACAACTATCGTTTCTGTTTAAAGCCAGATACCGGCATAAAGAATTTAGGTAGTAGAGTATTGAAGATGATAAGACAAGAAGGTGCAAAGAGATGGAAAGAAAGATATGGTGATGACTTACTACTAATGGAAACCTATGTATTGAAAAATGAAAATAGAAGAGGTGCAGTATATCTTGCGGACAATTGGACACATGTAGGACAAACAAGTGGAACAAGTATATCAAAATCTCCAATAGGATTATGGGCAAAGAGAGGAGTAAATGATGCAAGAGGTATATTAGCAAGGACAGACCCAAAAGCAGCAATCGCTAAATATGCAAAGGAAGGTAAACAATATAGAGTAAGTGAGAGTGAACCAAAAATGATATTTGTAAAACCATTAGTTAAAGATTGGAAAGATAAAATAAAAGAATATGAAAAAGGGGCCGGGGATAATAAGTCGAATTAGAAAATTTATTGATAGCAAAGACGAAATAATAGTGCTCATTCTTGCATATCTCCTCACCATTGGATTATCTGTTGCATGGAGTGTATATACTACAAATTAAAAGTAGCAGTGTTATAATGGTATAAATAACGATAGAAAACGAAATGGGAAAATTTGAAGTAGGAAATAAGATGGGTAAGGGTAGACCAGTAGGTGCATTGAATAGAAGCACAGAACAAATGAAGTTAACTATTGCTCGTGCAGTAAACAACACACTCAATACAATACAAGAGGACTTAGAGGAAATAAAAAAGAGAGACCCTGAAAAGGCAATGGACTTAGCATTGAAGTTAATGGAATATGCTTTACCTAAATTGAGTAGGACTGAAATGAAAGCAGAGATTGAACAAAGAATACAATCTATAAATGTAAACATAACTAAATCAGGTAGTGGAAGTTAATATCAATACAACTATAACATTTGAACATCTATTGGATGCAAAGAATAGAATAACGCATCACATAGGAGGAACTAGAAGTGGTAAGACATATGCGATACTACAATATCTAATAGTTAAAGCATTAGAAGGTAATGAAACCATAACAATTGTAAGAAAGACTATACCATCTTTGAAACGCACAATCATAAAGGATTTCATTGATATACTTAAAGGGTTAAACATATATGCAGAAGATAATTGGAATACTACTGATAGGTTATATAACTTTCCTAATTCTACAATACAATTTATTAATACGGATGATGGTGACAAATTGCGTGGTATTAAATCGACAATACTTGCAATCGATGAAGCTTCAGAAGTTGATGAAGAAAGTTATTTTCAGTTATCTATCCGTACTTCAGGTAAAATCATACTTGCATATAACCCAACCATTAGTCCTTACCATTGGCTTAGAACAATGCAAGATTGTGAAAGATTTGTAACGAATTATAAAGACAATCCGCATTTACCAAAAGAAATGGTTAAAGCGATTGAGGACTTACAATTTACTAACGAAAAGAAATGGAAGATATATGGTAAAGGTGAATACGCTGCAAACGATAAAGCAGTATTTGAATTTGAGTTGTGCGATGATATTGCAGGCGATTTTGTTTGTTTCGGGTTTGATGCTGGTTATTCTAATGACCCCTGTGCTCTTGTGGCAATATACAAGAATAGTGATACGCTCTTTTTGGAGGAACTCATTTATGAAAAGGGTATGGTTACGAATGACATCATAAATAGATTGAAAGAGTTGGACATAGATAAGTCTCAAACAATATGGTGCGATAGTTCAGAACCAAGACTGATTGAGGAATTATATAGAAGTGGATTCAATACAAAGCCAGTAGTTAAAGGTAAAGATAG